CGAGAGGAGACCGAGGCTCGCGGTGCTGCTCGCGGCGGACACGCCGTCGATGGCGATCTGGCGGTCGGTCGCCGACGCCTCGACCCCCATGAACACGTGCGGCGAGCCGTCCGTGGGCTCCGTGCGGGCGCCGATCGCCGTCGAGGCGCTCGCGAACGACGACCCGTTGTTGGTGCAGGCGAAGTTGACCCGGGAGCTGCTGTTGGTGCCGACCGCGCGGTATCCGCCCGACGCCGGGTCGCCGGCCACGAACGCGGCCTTGGAGCCGCTGGTTGTCCCGGAGCAGAGGACCGCCACCCAGAAAGGGTAAGCCGGCGTGACAGCCGAGAAATTGGCCAGGGCGTAGTTCGAGGCCGAGAACCCCGACAGTTCCGCCCCCAGCGGGCCCGTTGCCCACGTCGGGCTGCCGACGAACGACAGGTGCCGCCCGTTGCCGCTGAGGTCGTTGAGCGTCGTGCCGCTCCCCTCATGGAGCAGCCAGTAACCCTGGCACCCCTCGGTGCCGACCGCCCCGGGCGTCCAGACTGGGGAGGCGGGCTTGGGCACGGGTCAGCGAACCTCTCTGCAAGGGACCATGTACACCCGCCCGAGCCCGGCCTGGTCCTGCGCCGGCCCGAGCACTTCCAGCGTCTTGCCCTGCCAGACGACCTGGTCCCCCGCCCCGAGCCCGGGGTCGGCGGCGAGGTAGACCGCGTGCGTCATCGCCCCCGCCTCGATCCCGTACTCCTGGGACTTCTGGGGCCGCATCGGCTGCACGGCGGCGGCGTGGTCGGTGTCCGTGTAGGTCGGCTCGCGCCGGCCGTAGTCGGTCGCGTAGGCCGCCACGCGGGCGGTGATCGTCTGGGTGAGGAGCGAGGGCGACATCAGGTCGGGTTCCGCCGATAGGGGTCGAGCAGCGCCTGGACGAACCCGGGGATCTCCGCCCGATCGACGGCCAGGGACGAAAGTTCGTAGCTGTAGTCGCCGATCTGCTCGCGCCGGAGGACCGAGCTGTAGCCAGCCCCGTCCGCGAGCTGCCGGACCAGCGCCAGCACGGCGAACCTCACGTCCTCGGGGGTCTCGGCGAACCCCCCGGTGTATCGGACCCGGACGTTCCGCCGCCCCTCGGGCCACCGGCAGGCGAACCGCGGGTCGACCCGGCCTTGCCCCCGGTGGATCGCCCCGCGCTCGAGGTCGGCCGTCCAGGCGAGGCCGTCGGTGTTGTCGAGCGCCGACCCCTCCACCTCGATCGAGTCGATCGCGGAGACGGGCGGCCGGGTGACGTGGATGGCGTCGGTGCCGGTGCCGTCGAGGTAGTCGTCGACCTCGCCCTCCTCGAAGACGCGATCGCAGTACCGCTCCGCCATCCGGCTCGCGGCCGTGATGAGCATCGCGATGTCGGCGCGGCCGGAGTAGGCGGCGCCGAGGGTGGCGGTCACGTCGTCGGTGGTGACGAGGTCGGCCACGGGTCAGGCTCGCTTCCGCTTGGGGGTGGGGGCCGGGTCGGGGCCCGGTTTGGCCGGGGTGGGCTCGATGTTCCGGAACTGGCCCAGGATGTCGCGAGCGATGGCCACGGCCCGGCCATGCCCGGGGCTGGCCTCGCCGTAATCCTCGGCCTCCTTCAGCCAGGTCTCGATCGAGCCGGGGCCCATGCGGGCGAGCCACAGCGTCAGCTCGTCCTCCCAGCCGGGCCGGCCGGCGAGGACGGCGTCGAGCCTCGAGGCGAAGAGGGCGAACTGGCCGACCCGGCCGCCGCCGCGGACCTGGGCCTTGCTCTCGTTGCCGTGGTGCTGGTGCCAGAGCCCGACGATCGCGGGGTCGACGGCCACGTCGCAATCCCGGGCGAGCTCGGCCAGGACGAGCCGCTCGTTGTAGAGGTCGCAGCCCTCGGCCGGGCAGCGGCGGATCGCGTCGCACGCCTCGCCCGACCACCGGAAGGCGACGGCCGGCGAGAGGGCCATGCTGGTGAAGTAGCCGGCGGCGGAGACGACCTTGCCGCTCGCCCGCGAGGCGAGGCCCCGCTTCAGGTCCATAGGGAGGAGGGGGCCGCAGCAGTGCCACCAGTTGCCCAGGCCGTCGCCGTTGTCCACCGCCACCCGGCCGAGGTAGACGCCGGCCCCCGGCATGTGGTCGAAGGCCCACTCGACGCGGGCGGCGAACGAGGAGTAGACCTCGTCGTCGTCCTGGAGCCAGGAGAACAACTCGGTCGTGCAGCCCTCGGCCGTCCGGCACCAGTTGTCCCACAGCCCCGTGGCGTCGGTGCGGAGATAGTGGACGAGGGGGTTCGCCAGCCAGGGGCGGACGGCCTCGGCCGCCGCCCCCGTCTGGTCGGCGACCAGCACCCGGGCCGGCCGCTGCTGGGCCAGCGCCGAGGCGATAGCGCGGCCCAGCAGGTGCGGCCGGTCGTAGGTCGGGATGCCGATCGTGAGCCGCGGGTGGCTGTAGATCGCCATCAGTAGACGACCGTCTGGACGACATCGGCGCTGTCGAAATCGACCGCCGGGCGGTAGAGCGGGTGGCCCTCGCAGAGCACGGCGCCGACCCAGCCGTTCGAGGTCGCCACCTCGACGTAGGGACGGACGTAGCGCTGCAGGGCGCTGTACTGGTCGGCCTTGAGCTCGAGCTGGGCGACCTTGCCGTTGCTGCCGGAGCCGAACGTGCTGGTCACGCACGAGGCGTTGACGTCGGCCCAGTTCGCGTTGCTCGACGCGGAGGCCGAGCAGTGCTGGAGCTTCATCGTCACGGTGCCCGTGCCGGCCAGGGTGCCGATCAGCAGCCGGGCGAGGACGCGCGGGTAGATGCTCGCGTCGATCGCCTCCCCGACCGAAGAGCCCGTGTTGCGGGCGGCGGCCGGGTGGATGAAGCTGGTCGCCGCGTTGATCTCCGAGATGTTCTGGTTCTGCATGGGGGCTGTCCCGGATTTCGAGGGGATGCCGCCCCGGCCACGCGGCCGGGGCGATCGCGGCGGATCAGGCGGTGCCGAGCAGGACGAACGGCGAGACGGTGGTCGAGCCGTCCGCCAGGGTGACCGGGCCCTTCGGCCAGGGCATGCCGGCGACGTAGTGGAGGAGCCGGAACGCGGTCACGTTCTCCTCGAAATACCGCTCGGTGCTCAGGGCAACGCCCATCGTCAGCGGGGGCTCGCCGAGCAGGTAGCGAGAGAAGTCGTAGAAGCCGAAGTCGCCCAGGGTGTTCAGGGCGGGCAGCTTCTCGGAGATCAGGACCGGGCGGTTCATGACGCCGAGGTTGAAGCCCGACGCGCCCTCCGCCGTGGTCGGCACGAACCCGGCCGGGATCATGACCGTGTTGTTGCTGCCGGTCATGTTCAGGACGGCCGACTCGGCCGCCTGGCTGGCCACGAACACGCCGTTCGTCCGGCTGTTCATGCTGACTCGGGTCCAGACCTTGATGACGTCGGCCAGGGTGATGGCCCCCGACCCGCCGCGGCCGGTGGAGGTGACGACGCAGGGAGAGGAGTGGATCCCCTTCGGCCGGGTCGGGCGGTCGGCGCGGAAGAAGGCGAAGTCCTCCATCCACGCCACGGCCTCCGCGAAGAGGCCCCGGATCAACGGGTCGATCGACTCGACCGACATCTGCATCAGGATGTTCGGCACCTTGCAGGTGCCCGACAGCTCCTTCGCCTCGAGCTGGGCCTGCTCGAAGGCCGGCTGGGTGTCCGGCTTGGCCTCGGCCTCGCCCGTCCACTTCAGGGTGATGCCGCCCTGGTAGGAGCTGCCGTCGGTCGGGGGCGAGCCCGTCTGGTCGAGCAGCGGGACCGGGATGGACATGGCGCCCATCGGGATCTTGCGGGCCCGGGGGCGGACGATGGCCTGCTCGCCGACATCCTTCATGATCTCCTTGTGGATGGCCTGGGGCATGAGCCACCCGCCGGCAGCCCCCGCCACCGAGGACATCGCCCGCTTGTCCTCCTGCGCGGGGCGGTAGCTCGACCGGTACTGGTTGGTGAGCAGCTCGTGGGCCCGCTCGCGGCTCCGGCTGTCGAGCTGGTTGTCCGCGACATTCTTGATCTGCGTCAGGAAGTCGCCGAGACTGTGCCGCTTGTCCTCCTCCGACTGGCCGCCCTCGATCCGCTCGGATTCGACGGGCGGCGACCGCCGGCCTTCCGGCTCGGGGGGAGGGGGCGGCACGGCGAAGAGGTCGTCCTGGAGCTTCGCCCGGCGCTCCAGGGCCTCGGCCTGGGACCGGAGGTCGTTGGCCGTGGCGTTCTCGTCCTCGGTCAGTTCGCGGTTCTCGGTCTCGGCGGCATCGACGAGCTGCTTGATCTTGCCTCGCAGCTCGGCCGCCTTCCGCCGCAGTTCAGCGGGGGTCATGCTCTAGCCTTTCTTCGGCCTCGGGGCCGAGCCGTCAGACGCCGACCCCGCCCGCTCGCGCGGACGATTCGAGCCAGCGTCGGATCTCGTCGCGCCGGGGCGCCTTCCGCTTGTGCGGCCGGTCCCGTTCGGCGATGAGTTGGTTGAAGTCGGGCCGCGACCTCATGGCCACGTCCGTCCCCTCGTAGGCCGGGTAGACCACCGGCGAGATGTCGTAGAGGTCGACGTCGAGCAGCTCCCGCTCCTCGATCAGCCGCTCGCCCTCGTAGCGGATCGTGACCCGCTCGAACGGCGACTCCATCACCTCGGACCCGTCGTCCTTCTCGGTGAAGGTCCGGTCGCCGCGCTTGGGCACGGCGAAGGCGAAGCTCATCCCGGTCACGTCCTTCCGGGCGATCGGGGCGAGGACGAGGTCCTGGATCGTCTGGTTCGCCGGCGGGTCGGTCTCGGTCATCAGGCCGGTCTCGTCCTCCCGGAGCGTCAGGGTGCCCGAGATGGTCCGGCCGAGGATGAAGTTCGAGTCGTGGTTGAATAGGGCGCGGACGTCCTGCTTCTCCTTGATCGCCCGGGCGTAGGCCCCGGGCCGGACGATCTCCCGCCAGGTCCAGTAGCGGCCCTCGTAGAGGGTAGTCCACTGGTCGAACACGGAGGCGTGCCCGACGATCCGGGAGAACTTCGACCCGTCCTCGGTCTCCCGCGTCTCCAGCCGGAGGGCCGGGGCCGCCACGATTCTTCGCTCAGCCATCGGCCGGCTCCTCGTCCTGTTGCTGCTGGTCGGCCCCGGCCGCCGCGGGCTGGGCCGGGGCGGCTGCCGGCTTGGGCTTCCCCGCCTCCGCGAGCGAGACCATGTTGAGCGGCACGAGCCGCAGGTCGCCTTCCGGCCCGATCGGGTTCAGGTTCTCGAACCCGCAGATCTGGTTGGGCGAGAGCACGCCGAGATCCCGCATCCGCGTGTAGAACTCGGCACGCGACTTCATGTCGCCCCGGAGGAACGCCGTCATGTTGTGCTCGAAGTAGAAGCCGGCCTTCCGCTCGTCCTCCATGAGCAGCTTGCGGTTCAGCTCCTGCTCGATCTGCTCGCACCACGGCATCAGGGTCGTGGTCATGTAGTCGAGGTTGGACGCCTCGATGTTGTTGTAGTGGGCATCGCTCATGTCGCCGATCTTCGACGGCGGCAGGCGGAACATCCGGGCGATCTCGACCACCTGGAATTGCCGGGTGGCCAGGAACTGCGCGTCCTCGGGGTTGATCGAGATGGCCTGCCACTCCAGCCCGTTCTCGAGGATCGCCGTCTTGCCCGAGTTCTTGGCCCCGCCGTGGATGGCCTGCCAGCTCTCGCGGATGTTGGCGATGGCCTTCCCGTCGAGGGCCTTCGGCGACTTCAGCACCCCGAGGGGCCGGCTCCCGTTGCCGAACAGGCCGGCGCCGTAGGACTCGGCGGCCAGGGCCAGGCCGACCGCCTCCCTCGCCTTCGCGATCGGCGAGTAGCCGACCAGCCCGTCGAACCCGAGGCCGGCGAAGTGCAGCACGCGATACGGGGGGAGCGTCCCGGACCCCGTGTCGTAATAGAGCCGGCCGTCCTGGGGGCGCCGCTTCGGGCAGGTCTTGCGGGGGTCCATCAGGTAGGCGCCGGTCGGGTAGCCTTCGCGGTCGAACGCGATCTCCCCGTAGCCGTTGCCCCAGCCGAAGAGGTGGCCGTAGCTCGCCTGCCGCCACCGCATCGACGTCGATTCGCCGTCGGGCGACGACGCGAGCAGGACCGCCGCCGGGTGGTCGCCCTGCTCGTCCCGGCCCCCGTCCTTCCGCTTGCGGTAGAGCTTGATCGGCAGGGCCGAGAGGTCGGTCGAGAGCGTGTTGATCGCCGAGAACGCCGATGTCAGGCTCAGCGCCGACTCGGGGGAGACGGCCACGCCGGACGCCACCCTCGCCCCGAGGTCGATCAGGGCGTCCCAACCGGACGCGCCGGACCCCGACCGGCTCTCGGCGGGCGCCGAGGCGGAGGCATCCAGGACGACGTTCTGCCAGGGTTCGGCCATCAGATCGTGAGTATCCCGCGATCCAGGTAGGGGTCGGGCCCTTCATGGCAGTTCCCCGCCACGGCCAGGGCCATCACCGTGGCCGCCACGCCGTCGATCCGCTCGGTCGACTTCTGCTTGCTCGGCAGGATCATGTCGCCCCGCTCGCTCGTGCTGACGTTCGCCACGCACCACCTCAAAACCGGGTTGCCGTCGTGCCTCAGCGTCCGCTCGACGACCATCGACTCGAACCGCTTCGAGGCCTCGTTCAGCCGCGTGTGCGTGTTGGGCATCGCCACCATCGGCAGGCCGTTGCCGTCCGCGTACAGGCGGGCCGCCAGCATCTGGGCGAAGGGCGGGTCGTAGGCGATGGCCTGGATCCGGAACCGCTCGGCGTCGTCGCGGATCTGCGACTCGATCACCTCGTAGTCGATCCGGGCCCCCTCGGTCTTCTCGATCCAGCCCTCGCGGACCCACTGCGGGTAGGGCACCCGGTCGCGCCTCGCCCGCTCCTCGGCCGATTCGCCCGGCAGCCAGAACCGGCAGAGGACGTCGAACCCCGCCAGCTCGTTGGGGAACACCAAGGCGAAGGCGGTGAGGTCGGAGGTGGACGAGAGGTCGAGCCCGCCCCAGCACTCGCGGCCCTCGTAGGCCGGCCAGTCAATCGCGGGGGAGGGTGGCAAGGCAGGAGTCCCAGGCGTCGAGCGAGATCCACCGGGTGGCCTGCTCGGTCCACTGGTTGAGGTAGAGCTGGCGGAACGTGTTCTCGAACCGGGGCCGCTCGACCGCCTTCTGGAACTCCTCGCGGATGAAGTCGAGCGAGCAGAAGTCGCCGAGCGCGGGCATCGCCTTCCGCCAGGTGGCCTCGTCCTTCCAGTCGTCGCCGGGGTCGGCGGCGAAGATCACCGGGAGATAGGTCGGGTCCTGCTTCACGCCGTCCCGGATCGCGACCGCGTATTCCCACTCGTCGAAGCAGATCGAGTGCTTGTCGTGGCCGGCCGTGCTGATCATCCAGGTCAGCGGGTCGAGCCGGGCGCCGAAGCCGGTCGTCAGGACGTTGACCAGCTCCTCGTTCACGACATGGAACTCGTCGATCAGGACCGCCGTCGGGCCGAGGCCGTGCTTCCCCTTCGGGACGGAAGACAGCACTTTCAGTTGGCTCTTGCCGGCGGGGTAGTCGATCCGCTTGTAGCCCGGGTAGATGACCACCCGCCGTTCCAGTTCGGGATCGGCCCGGATCATGTCACACGCGGCATTGAAGATGAGGGATGCCTGCTCGACATCCCCCGCCGCCGTGTAGATCCGCTGGTTGCTCCGGCCCTGGCCCATCAGGAGATACAGGCCGCCGCCGGCCACGATCTCCGTCTTCCCCTGTTTCCTCGGCAGGGCCCAGAACGTCTTGCGGTACTGGCGGGTCCCGTCCGGCCTCAGCGTCCCGAACAGCTTGCGGATCGGGTCGGCCTGCCACGGCCGGAGGTTGAAGGGCCGGCCCGCGTAGTCGCCGGTGTGCGTCAGGTTGTTCAGGAAGCAGACGGCCCGCTCCCCGGCGTTACCCGACGACTTCAAGCATCCCCCCCCACTTGTCCGAGCCGGGGTTGGCCTGGCCCTTGTCGGCCCCGTATTTCGAGGTGGCCGGCATCAGGCCCAACGACTCCGCGATCGACTTGATCCGCATCGTCGCAGCGTTGGCGATCGCGCAGGCCGGGTTCGCCTTGAGCGAGGTCGCCACCTCGTTGCCCTCTTTGTCCAGAACCACGGTCTCGACCAGCGGGCCGCGCTTCTCGACCTCGGCGAAGGCGGCCTTCCTCATGGCCACCGCCTCGGCGTAGCTCGCCACCACCTCCGGGTCGGCCCGGTCGAGGTTGCCGTTGTCGGCCAGCAGGCCGACCATGTGGGCCCACGCCTCGGCCGCCACGCCCGTCAGGTGGGCCGGGCAGCCCCAGTCGCGGGCGGCGGTGCCGATGCCCTTCGCGGCCCTCGGCGGTGTCGGCTTGCGTCCTCTGGTCGCCATGTCTCAAGGGAGGGGGGCCACCCCCAAAAGGGTCGTGCAAAAAAGTACGCGAGGAGGTGCAAGGTTGTTGTCGCTCGCGGGGCAACCTGGCGCTCCCCCCTGGGGGTGGGGTGCACCTATGCCAGGGTGGCAGGTCACTCGCCCCTCGCCGTCCGCCTGCCGTGGCACGACTCGCACAGCGACATCAGGTTCTCGATGTCGTAGGCCAGGTCGGGCCGCTCGAACCGGCTCTCGATGTGGTGGACCTGCTTGGCCTCGGTCAGCCTGCCATCGCCCTTGCAGTCCTGGCAGAGCGGGTCGATCGACAGCTTCAGCCGGCGGAGCTTCCGCCAGCGCTGGGAGTCGAGGAACACCCGGCCCGCCTCGAACCGCTCGCCGCGGCGTGGGGCCGGGCGGGCGGTCGGGCCGGGCGGGCGATAGATGGGGATGCGGCTCGGCATCAGGCCTCGTCGAAGTGCCCGAGCACCACCGCCGAGTAGTCGGCCTCGGGCGCGAGCCCGGCCACCTCGAACGGCACGACGCCGGGCTTGCTGCCGGGCGAGGCCTCGGCCCGGGCGACGGGGGTGTGGCCGGCCAGGGCGTCGAGGGGCAGGTCGGCCGGCAGCTCGGTGTCGAAGAACAGGATCTCCAGCCGGTCGGGCACCCTGGCTGCGGCGTCGAAGGAGGGGGGGACGAGCGGCACGCCGACCTCCACCACCCCGGGGGCGGCGAGGCGGTAGGTCCAGTGCTCGGGCCCCAAGACCTCGGCGTCGGCGAGCGAGGGGGCAGGGGGGGTGGCGCCGCCGAGGACCGGGGCGAGGACGGCGGCGGCGAGGCGGGCCTGTCGGAGGATGCGAGTGGCCAAGGGTCAGGGCTCCAGATTGGAGGGAATTCGGGCTCGGTGGACTCGGACGGTGGCTTGCGGTGTTTCGGCCGGCCTGCTCGCCGGCCTCACCCGTTTGGGGGTGCGGGCGCCGG